CTATTTCCCCGTCGAGCCAAATCCACCTGTCCGAACGCCGTCGGCCTGGTCGCCGTCAGCCAAGAGGAAGGGTGCAAAAACAGCCTGCACCATTCGCTCGCCAGCTTCCACCACGACAGTTTCCTCTGTGATGTTTCGCATCTGGGCAAAGATATGACCTTCATTGGCTGGATTGCCATAGTAGTCGCCGTCGATAACTCCAACTGAGTTAATCAAAACCAGCCCCTTCTTGCGAGGGTTGGACGAACGGTCGTAGAGATAGAGGACCTCGTTTGCCTGCATATAGGCCTTGACACCCGTTGGAACCAGCTTAATCTCACCAGGCTCTAAGCTGATCCTCTCCGCAGCTTTCAGGTCATAACCTGCTGCATGAGCGGTCTCACGTTTTGGCAATAAATTTTCATCAGTAAACTGGCTGACCAGTTCAAAACCACGGATTTTCATAATATTTTTTCTTTTATCCTTTCAAAACGTTGATTTAATAAGGTTTCTAGCACCTTGTAAAAAGTTGTTTTTGTAATTTGTGGACCATTTTGTACACCTAGAGACTATTTATGGCTTTTTCATAATATGAAACTGCCTCTTTTTCTTTATCTTTTGATAGGTGCCCATAAGTGTCTAAGGTCATTGAAATGTTAGAGTGTCCAAGACGATATTGGAGTTCCTTGTAACTAATACCAGCGTTCAACAGTAAACTAGCGTGAGTATGGCGGAATGCGTGACAAGTAAAGCGAGGAATACCCAAGGCCTTACACCGACGGTTTATAATTTCTTGCAGTGAAATCCGTGGGAGGTATTCCCTAACCGTTGTAGCAAAGACAACAGAGGGAGCGCACGCGCCGACCTCAAGAAACATCAAGCGTTGGCGGTTTCGATATTGTTTCAGTAAGAGAGCTGTTTTTTTGTCTATGCTGATGATACGAGTGCCCGCCTTTGTCTTAGTGGTCCCGATTATATGCAGTTCCATGCTATAGGTTTTACTGATTGATATTGTGCCCGCTTCTAGGTCAATATCAGACCACTCCAGGGCAGACAATTCACCAATACGGCAACCAGTGGCCAGTAATAACTTAAAAATAACATATTGGTAATACTTGGCATGGTTCCTACTTGCCAATTCTTCAGCATACCCAAGAAACTGTTTTAGGTGTTCAGATTCGATAAACCTGACCGCCTCACGTCCCTTTTTCTGCTTTTTGGGTAAGATAACATCACGAGCCGGATTTGTGGCCAGAACTTGCAACAGTACCCCATGTTGTAAAATTCTATTATTGATTGAATGAATAGCTTTAAAATTTACCAACTCAGGAGCCAGGCCATTAACAAACTGCTGAATGGTTGCTGGTACTATCTTATCTAGTTTCATTCCTCCAAATATTGGAATAAGGTGGTTATATAGTTGCCTTTTAGTTACTACAAAAGTTTGAGGCTTTACAGTCAGCTTATAACTTTCTAGCCAAAGGTCAGCTAATTCTTGATAGGTTTTTACTTCTACTTCCTTTTTTACCGTTGAACCATTTTTGGCAAACTCAATCGGCGCGTGCCTTGCTTTCTGTTTAACCTCCGTTTTTGTCCTACCTGTTACGCTGGTTTTTACTTTCTTGCCTGTAATGGCATCTACACCAAGATAGACACTTGCACGGTAAACAATGCTACCGTCTTTTTTTGTTACTTCAATAATTTTCATGATCATAAACCTTTCCATCAGCAGGCAAGCTGTTATTAAAAAGATTTTAGAATGTTTTAGGTTTATATCATGCGTAGGCTTACGAGAATAGCCCTATTTTCGTTTGTTTCGGGTAAGATGATAATTTATATGGTTACGTTTTAAAGTGGTGCTATGACTCTTATATGGGCTTATTTATCGCTCAATCTTTTGAGGCTATCAAGGGCCTTCTGATTGTTTTTATATAGCACGTCTAGCTGTTCTTTAGCAATTCTGTTTAGTTCAGTTAGTCGGTTGCTTTGTGATAGTCCTTGTTTAATCATTTCAGCGTTAAGACTTTGTAAGTTATTTAGAACTAATAGCTGTTCAATAGTGGCATTATCTCGCTGATTACCTTCTCTATCAGGATAGGCGTTCTTGAATTCCTTTGCAGTCATACCAAATAAAGCGACGTTTATTAAATCAGCTTCAGAGGAATAGGCGAAAGAAATTTGATAGGGCTGGAGAGTTGGCACAATGTTTTCTTTGATAGCGTCCGTTTGTATGGTGTAATTAAGTTTTGAAATATAGCGGTTTACCTGCCAATCTAACTGGTTTTTGTAGGCTTCTTCTTGTTTTAGGCGCTGATAATCTTGAATGATATAAAGCTTAAACTCTGGTGAAAGCCAGGAAGCAAATTCAAAAGCTATATCAGAGTGGGCGAATGTACCGCCGTATCGGCCAGATTGGGAAGTTATACCAATGGCATTTGTCTCTTTTATCCATTTTTGCGGAGATAGTACGAAGCCATTTAATCCAGCCTCGCTTCTAAACTGGTCGAATTCGACCAGTTTAAAATTTTCATTATTTATTTTTTCCCAAGCTCCTAGGAATTCAATAGTATTTCTACTCCTCATCCAGTTTTTAATAATATCGGCTGGAGCGTCTGGATTTCGATATTTAGCGATATCTGTCAGACTGACATAATCAGTATTTGTGGAAAGTAAAGTTATTTCTTTACCATTTGCGTTAATTTTAACCATTATGAGCCTTTCTAAAATTGTTATAGGATTTACAGTTTTGTTGGCGTCAACAAAATTGATAGGTATAACCTTTACTAAGTCAGCGGACTTGCTGAAGCACGAGGAAAGCACGCGCAGATTGCTAACAAATGCTAATATACAACTAATATAGAAGTTGAGGTTTATTGAGGTTGCTAAAATATACAACCTTACAAAACCTTACTTTTTCATCTACTGATAAAAACTGACTTTTTTTAATGCGGACTTTTTTTTCACTCCACACAGTCCACTAGAAAGCCCCTAGGCGCGTGGAATAGTTCAGTAGGGTAAATGTACCCGAGGAGTGTTTGAACGTGGTGAGGGGGCTTGTAGGAGGGCGTGGGTTAGTGTGAAAAATCAATATCTAAGTCGGCTAGTCCCTCTAAAATATTTATTATGCTTTCCCTTTCTTTTGGGGTTAGTACAGAAAAATAAAAAATAAGCTTTTTAAAAACATTCGGGGTATCCCCACCGTCAATAAATTCAATAAATTTCTTTGTATGCAATTCCCGCATATCAGTAAGTTGCTGGTCAGTAATACCGATTTTCCAAAGTTCAGCTTCTTCAAAATAATGACCAAAGCTATTATTTAACTCGACTGATACAGTATTTTTAATCTTTTCAAGGTTATCAACACCTAGAACATCAGAAAGAGCTGTATAAACATCATAATCAAAATCTTCATCACCATCCTCATCAACTGTATATGGACCTAATGCTACTAGCATATTTTCACGACTTAGACTATAGCCTAGTAAATAACCAATATGTACCCCAAAATAGTCAGCGAGTTTTTGGGCTTTGTCTGGTTTGATTTGTCTTTCACCGTTCTCCCAACGGAGAATAGTTATTTTTGATACACCAATTTCACTAGCTAATTCTTCCTGAGTTAGCTTTTTTTCTTTGCGTAATTCTTTCAACCTATTCATACATTTCACGACCTTTCAAGGTTGATTATAACCAAAAATGTAAAAAGTATCAAGAAATGATACAAAAAATCTAAAAAACGCTTGACAAGTATCTGAAATGGATATATAATCATTTTCAAAGTTATCCAAAACGGATACTTCACCCCTCCATGACCTTTCACACTTTCAATCTATGGAGGGGGATTTTTCAAAGAAAGGAGAACGGCATGAGCAAACTCAAAGGCTATCGGGTCATGTTAGGACTAACCCAGCAAGCTATGGCGGACAAGCTAGATATTTCTTTACAGTCATACAACAATAAAGAAACAGGCAAAACACCATTCAAAGACAAGGAAAAGAAAGCAATCAAGACCATTGTCGCAGAGGTTAAGCCAGATATAACCATTGACGAACTATTTTACAGCTAGAAAGGAGCAGGCAAGTATGGTATTCAGACCACTAAAAAACGCACCACAAGGCGCGTGAGAGCAACAAAAAAGGCTTAACAGGGACCAACCAGCAAAGCCTTTTCACTCAACACTAAAATACAATTAACAAGCAGGCAGGCTGTTATTAAAAGGATTTTAGTAAATGTTTTATAGCTAGATTATACCATATCTAGGACACTTTGACCATACAGAGGGCGCTATCCCTTAAAACTGGAGTAGAAAAGTATTAGGTGCTGGTATCGGCATTAGGTTGCAATGGACCCAGGGCAATCTAAACCACCCTAAGAAAATTACACACAGCTAGGCTATTATTTTGGCACAGGCTTACTTGATAAGTCTGGAGCGGGCAACCGCTGGGAATAGTCTAGGCTTTAGATAAAAAGGTTACAAGAAAACATTCAAAAATCTTTAACTCACGGAGCCAGCCCACACGGGCCATTACACAGACACAATAAAAAAACGAGGTAAGAACTACATGAAACAGTATTTTGAACAGTTTGAAGAAAAGTTACAAGTCGCAGAAGAAAAATTGGACATTCTGAGCGAGTGGCATGTCGCCAAAGGTCACAAGGGAGCTACTGAAATCGCTGAAGAGTGTAGGACGGCTATTGCAACACTCTGGATGGAGTTTTACAGGCTTTCAGAGGCTTATAAAGTGGCTGAGGCGGACCATGAAGAGTTTTATCAAGCGAATGTAAACAACTTGCTTGGGGAGCTTAAAAAGCATGATGATGAAATCACGGAGCGACACAAGAAAGCCCCTGAGTGGTTGCTATTCAATTTTCTAGATAAGGCTATCAAAGAAAATAATTTGAGTAACGGCATTACACACGCTACTGCTTCCACTTGGACCTATTTGCGCAGTCTAGTTATCGAAGATCTAAAAGAGCGAGGGTTACTATAATGCAAGAAATGACAACTGAAACAGCGCTAGTGCTTATCGCAATACTAACACCGCTGAACATCTTTCTATGGCTACATCTAGGAACGTATCAGCTCCATAGCAAGCCCAAAATCAAGCCAGAGGGTAATAACACCAGACGGCTGACAAATGCGAACTACGGGGCCTATATTCAATCACAAGGCAGATATTACAATTAGGAGGTTGGACATGAGGAAACTAGACCAGATAGTTGAGGAAATCAAGGAGCAACGCCCAGCACTCTATGGGCTTATCATTGGCATCATAGAAAACAAAATACCTAAAGAGGAAGAAGAACGCTTTTTGACACTATCCCAAGAAGAAAGAAAGCAATGGATCATTGACTGGATGAATCTGCTGGAGGTACAGACATGACAGAAAACCAACTACCACCACACTTATACAAAGTTTTCAAGCTCCTACCGCTTGGAATGGACTTACCTATCACCGCCCCAGACATTGAGAAGCTGACAGGCTTGGACATCCGAACTATTCGGGAATATATCCGTCAGCTAATAGTTGACTACGGTATTCCCGTTTGTGGCGGGCGTGATAACAAGCAAGGGGGCTACTATATCCCCCAGAATGAAGTGGAACGACTTGCTGGAGTGATACCGCTCCAACGGCAATACGACCAAGAACACAAGCGTATTCACGCGCTACTGACCGCAGACTTGCAAGACTGGAGGAAGTATAGAGATGTTTAGCCTAAGCAGAGAGAGCGAGCAAGATCTAACTAATGGCTTGCTGGATATGGTTGGAAAGTACCTGGAGGCGCGTGAGAAAGTCAAACCAAGGACACTTGGACTAATCACAGCTCGGCAACTCAAAGATGAACTAGGCATAAAGGATAAGACCTTGAAACGTTGGGAAGATAATGGGCTAAGACGTTACCAGCCCCCGCTAGAAGACACTAGGAAAATCTTTTACAGGGTCAGTGATGTTTTGAAATTTTTGGGGGTGGAGAATGGCAAAAACTAAAATATATTTTTGGTTGAAGATTGATAAAAAATTTTTTGACAATATTTTTATTAAGAGACTGAAGACTATTCCAGGCGGTTACACTATGACAGTAATTTACATCCGTCTTATGCTTGAAAGTTTAGAAAGTGATTGCATTCTCTACTACGAAGGTTATTTTGAAAATCTCAAGGAAGAATTGGCTTTGAAGTTGGATGTGTCGGAAGATGATATCGATATGACCATGGCATACTTTACAAAATGCGGACTAATTCAGATTGACGAAGACCAAAACGCAGAGCTAACACAAGCCAAAGCCTTGGTACAACAAGAAACTAACCAAGCTTCATACATGCGAGAATACAGAAAACAACAACAAGAAAAAAAGGAAAATCTTACAATGTTAACCGAAAATCTTACTACGTTAACTACGTGTAAGACAGAGATAGAGATAGAGATAGAGCTAGAGAAAGAGATAGAGCTAGAGCAACAGCAAGAAGAAAAAAATGCGGCTGCTGGAGTTGGTAAAAATATCATCTTTGAAAAACTCAAAGAAGCATTTGGGGAAATGGCAATTAATGGAACTGTCACCCAAGAAGTTGAAGACCTATTAAAGGTTCATGGGCAACGCTTGGTATTGTGTGCTTTAGACGAAACTATCCTGAATGGTGGGAGGTCAATCAAATATACCCGTTCTATTCTGGAACGCTGGCAAGGTCAAGGTCTAAAGACTATCGAACAAGTCAAGCAGAATAAAATGGAGTTTGAAGCGATGAAACAACCTAGGCAAGATAATCCGGACAATTTCCCAGAAGTGCCATTTTAGAAAGGGGACAGGAATTGAGAAATCCATTTCAGAATTTACAGCACCTTAGACAGTTAGAAGCGACTTGCCCACTACATAACATCCCATTAGTCCAACTTGATAGAGCTGTTAAGGTGGTTGGAGAAGACAAACCACGGAAGCTAGAGCCTTTTTGTCCCGAGTGCGAGCAAGAACAAAAGCAACAACAGGAACAAAGGGCAGTAGAAGAGCATTTGAACGCTGGGCTTTACTCAAGGACGTATAATGTGCTTATGCGAGATAGCACAATTCCAAGGGAACTAGAGGGGGCTAGTTTTAACACTTTCAAAGCAGAAACTGCCGAGGAAAAACAGCTACTAGCTTTTGCTAAAGGGCAGGCAGAAAAGTATCTTGCAGGGCTCAAAGCAAATACCCTTATCACAGGCTCTACAGGCATCGGAAAAAGCCATCTAAGTATTGCAATGGCTAAAGCGATAAACGAGGGCTACAGGGCCAAGGGAGAGCCTAAAAGCGTGCTCTTTGTAAACCTAACGGAGCTTATCAAAAAAATCAAAGAAGGCTGGAACTACGGACAAGGCGCAAAGTTAACGGAGTTTGAGGCGGTGGAGCTCCTGAAGTCAGTCGATTATCTAATTTTAGATGATCTAGGGGCAAAAAATGCGATTATTAAACCCAAGAGCGACTGGGAACAGGACCTGCTTTTTGATATTTTGAATAGTCGTGAGAATACAATCATCAACACTAATTTAAGCGGGTCAGAGTTGAAGACAGTTTACAACGAGCGGAACTATAGCCGTATTTTGAAAGGCTTAGAAGGTAATTCTTTCAAGTCGTTTACAATCAAGGACAAACGCTACTCAATCAACAAACTAAAACAAGGGGAACAAACACCATGACCGAACAAGAATTTTTTGAGCAAGCAGACAAAGAGCTTGAGGAATTAAACCAGCAACGAGCCGACTTCATGACTATGGATTTTGAAGAACTCAATAATGCAGACTATATAAACTTTTTGACCATTGGAAACCGGATTTTTTCCGAAGATACCACTTTGAACGTGTACGAACTCTACAAACATCCAGATACTCGGAAGAAGCTCTTCGCGACAATCGCCAAAATTGCTTATCACGTCAATAATATGTTTCAGACAGCAGACCGCATGGAAGCAATGATTGATAGTCTAGAACTACACTTTCAAAATACGGTCAAAAAATTAACACTTCAAACAGACAGCGACAAGTTGGCAGAACTACTGCTGGAAATCAAGAAGGATAATCCGAATATGACGGCAGAGCAGGAAAGCCAGTTTATACGAGATATTGCAGTTAGTGGACTATTAGTCAAAGATTGAGAATGAGAGGCAACGCGCCTCTTTTTGTGCTATATCAGCAAAGAAAGGAAAATAGCAGTATGGCTAAAAATAAAGGTGGCAGACCTACGAAAATGACACAGGGGACGATTAAGAAACTGGAAGAGGCTTTTCTTAGAGGGTTAAGTGATGAAGAAGCCTGTTTATATGCGAACATCTCAAAGCCGACACTATATGATTATTGCAAGAAAAATCCACAGTTTTCTGACCGAAAAGAGCTACTGAAGCAACGACTGAAAACACGCGCAAAGTTGAACATATCTAACGCCATAGAGGATGGAGACGTGGCTATTTCCAAATGGTACTTAGAGCGGAAAGATGATGAATTTAAAACCAAGACAAAACTTGAACATGATGGTACGGTATCCGTTGCGCCTCATAATCCATTTGAAGATTTAACTGTAGAGGAATTACGGGCATTGATTTCTGAAAATGAAGAATAATGGTACTTAAACCAATAGTTTTGGGTTTTTACAGTATAGGGGTATTTTTGGATGGAAGTATTGTATATAGAGACATTTACCAGAGCTATGAAAAAGAAAGGAATAACTCAGGGAAAGGCTGAATTAGACGGTTACCCCTTGACTATTGACTTAGACAACCTTTTTATTGTTATGGGTAGAGATCGTTTTGAATTGGCCAGAATACCAGGCACCAAAGGCGGTTATAGGTATTTCTTTCTTTGCCCTGATTGTGGTAGGCGGTGCCGAAACCTTTATAAGCGGTATTTGTTTTATGCTTGCGGAAACTGTCAGCAGATCCACAAGCAGACACTAAACCGCAGTAAGACAGATTGTCAGTATTATTGGGAACGTGCACTAAGGGAGGCTAGGAAGGTCCAACCAGGGTGGACCCCTGAACGTGGCGGATATATGTTTGATGGCTTTCCTAGCCGTCCAAAGAGAATGAAGCGTGATAGATATTATAAACATTATCAAAGGTTTTTGAACTATGTTAGAAAAGGGGATAGCTATTGGCTGAGAGGGTTATCTAGGTGAAGTACTTTGGCAATTTCCAAAACGAACAAATACTACAAACGTTCGCTTTACAAAACAAATAAAGGCGGAACGGTTGGAAGCTAAAAAGCTAGCACTATCAAGCATTCACAGGGTTGAAAGGGTGCAAAAATACGGAACGTTTTTTGATTTTTCAAAACGACGAATATCCGAACGCTATATAATCCTTAAAGTTAAATGAATGAAAATTGATTAGACACGGTGGCGCGTGATTGAACAGAGAGCGAACAAAGAGAAAACAGCCCATTGAACCATGGACGAACAAAAGAACACGCGCAGGCAGTTACAGAATTTTAGGCATAAAAAAGCCCCACGAGACACACGCAGGGTAAGAAGTTTCAACAAGCTTATTTTACCATAGGAGGGGCAACAATGACCATAGAGGAACTGAAGCAGAGGTTAGAGGGTATTAAGTGGATAGATAAAGAGATCTGTTCGCTTTACCTGGAACTTCAATATTTAGATACCGGACTATTCAAACAGACAACCCTAACACAGTCCAGAGTGCAGACTAGCAGGGCAAACAGTTCTGAAAGTCAGTTAGTTGCCCAGCTAGCATTTAAAGAGGACATAACAAACAGAATTGACAAGCTAACTAAGGAGCGCCTGGAGCTGATTAGAATGATTGACACACTAAAAAATCCTAAGTACCGTCTAGCTTTAAACCTTTACTATATCCAACAAAAAGTGGATTTGGAGGCAGGAGAGATAATGAATGTTAGTAAGACAACATTTTTTAGATATTTAAAATTAGCACTTACTGAGCTAGCTGATTTGTTAACTCATGCAGAGAAAGAAAATTAGCCATGTTTTGGCGCGTGTTTGAGCTAGTCCGATAAATAAACCAGGGAATAAATCAGGCCTTTAGAAACGGAGCTAGAGGCCTTTTAGAGTGCGGGGGGGGGACTAACCTACCATGGGTACACGTCCGACCTTCACGCCGTCATTGTACATTTTTTCTCACGCCAAAAATTCTAAAGGGGGTAAAAACAGCTAAAACCATTGGTATTATTGAGTTTTAGAGGGTTGTAAGTTTCCCAAATGGTAACACAATCCTAACAAAATGGGGTTAATCCTAACAAAAAGCGTTACGTTTTGGCTAGTTTCAAAGAGCGTATAACGCGAACAGCAAGCGATTTTGTAAAAACATGGTATTAGGATTAGTAACACAATACTAGCGGATACAGTAAAACACAGTAGGATACAGTAAAAACATGATATAATACACTTATCAGCAATCAAAAAAAGCGTAGCTGATCACTACGCTAGTCCTGCCTGCTGAACTCATATAATTTTTAGGTTGTCAAACGTTAATTTGATAACCTTTTTTCATTGTAAAATTTGTTCACCTTCTTGTTCACCTTTGGAGGTGTTCTAAGGAAACCTAAGGAGATACGATTTTTTAAAAACCCAGTAAAATCAAGAGTTTGGGAGTTATGACACTCTCAAACGTTAGTCAAATTTCAATACCACGGATTTTCATAGTAGTTTCCCTTCAATTTCTTCCTGCATAATACGCTCTCTATTATAATTTATTCGTAGGCTAAAAGCAAAACTCCAACCTAGTGGCTGGGGTTTTCAACT